ACGTGCCACCAAGCACGCTGATGATCGTCTCCATGTCGGCACCCTCACGAATGAGGTTTGCCATCTCAGGGGTGAGCGATCGCAGCGCCTTGTAGTTGCCTTCGTAGGCTTTGGCAAGGCTGTCAGCGACGGTAGTGGCGTCGATCCCTGTTGCGCGGCTGATATCAAGCACGAGCGACATTTGGGATTGAGCTTCGTTGATGTCTTTAGTGCCACGCACAAGTGCAGCAAAGGCAGGGCGCAGTACGTCGTCAGCGACTGCGGCCTGGCGTGACATTGCGCTAATCGCTTTCTCAACCTCGGCAATCTGTTCTTGCCCGGCACCTGTCGAGTTTTGAAGTTGTACGGCAAGTGCCGCTTGTGCAGCCTCATCTTCCGCAGCGGCTTTGGCGGCCATGCCCAGCCCGGCAGCGAGGGCCCCCGCAGCTGCGATCGCAGGCACAAACGCTTTTTCCATGCCATAGCCGACTTTTTCCGATGTCGTTTCAAGGCTGTTGAATTCTTTTTTGGCGCGCGCAATACCCTTGTCGTCAAACTCGCTGATGATTGGTATGCGAATACTCATATGGTTGCAATTCTACGATTTATCTCGTTCGCAACCTGTTCAAGCGCTTTGGTCATTTCGTCCTGCACGTCGGTGATGTGCGCTTCGGCTGACGGCCACATGACGCGCGACGGGTTGCCAGCAAACGCGGTCAAGGCGTCACCCAGGCGATTTGAATTGCCACGGCCCGCAATGTCATAGATCGCGGCGGCTGGGTCTTTCTGAATGATGGTCACGACGCCGTCTTTTTTGCGTCCAGCATCCACTTTGACCTGTACGCCACGTCGAGCTTTACGCTGATCCCACGGCAAGAGTTGACGCCCGTTTTGCGTCCAGCGATACCGCATACCTGACAAGGCTCGTGTCGGATAGCGGCTTTGTGCCTCAAGCACGATTGGGCTGGCAATCTGCTTGGCATCCTTGGCAAATTGCTTGCGGGCCTCAGGGTCGATCTGCCTGAGGTCTTGCAACATTTGCTTTACGCCGATCACCTCAACGGTTGCCATTAGCGACCCCGCTTTGCTTGTTGCTGTTGCACCTCAAGCACATGGAACACGGTGGTCATGTCTCGAGTGTCAAATTCCACTTGCGGCGGCCAGTAGCCCGTCATAACTAAGACCTCAGCGAGGGAGCGTCGCCAGGTGCCGCGATGGTAGGGGTTTCGTCGGTGGTTTCCTCGATCGGCGTAATTTCCATGTTCGGGTGTTCAGCGACCCATTCACGCCACGTGCCGGGCACTTTGTCGCCAGCAAGCTTGCAAAGAATGTAAGCCCAGCAACACATGTCAACAAAACCGATACCTTTGCCGTCCGCGGATCGGCGGTTTTCGGTTTTTTCCCATTCAACAATGGCGAGCATGTTTGTGACCATTGTGCGGGGTTCGCGCCCGTCTTTGAGGTCAATTTTGAGTTTGACGCGCATTAGTTACCTTTCGTCGGGCAAGGCTCCGCCAGCGCGGGCTTGCTTTGTTTGTTTTCAGCGCCGCCCGATCGGGCTGGCGAGAACATAGCTAGCTGGTGGCCTTTGCAAGTGTGCCACCCGTGAACGTCAAATCGATCGTTGACAGTTCGCCAAGCGATGCGTTGATTGGGGTGTGGCTTTCAAGGTATGCACCGGTCAGCGTGTACGACGGGTTGGTTGCCGAGACCGCACCGGATGCTGGCTGCAATACCAGCGTGGTGGTGGTGCCGACAAGGCTGTAGATCGACGCTTCGGTTTCGGTCGCCGCGTACGACTGGTACAGGGTAACGGTGATGCTGTTGTTGGCGAGGCCTGCGGTGTAGGTGCGGGCCGTTGAGCCGAACGCGGTGTTTTCCAGCGCTTCAACGTTGTAGGTGATCGTGGCGGCGGTGCATTGGTCGCTGAGGTCAACGCTGTTGATCGTGACGCTCGGGTTTGACAGGTAGACGCTGGTTGCCATGTGGGTTACTCCTCGACTGGTTCTGCTTTGACTTTAGACGACTTTTTTGGTTTGTCGGTGGATATGAAGCCAGCCGACAACAGGGCGTCAATGTTGGTGCCTTCTACTGGTTGAAACTTGTCGCCTGGTGTGCCGAGGCGTGGGCTGACGATGACGTACATGATCGCTCCTAGCTTGTCTGTGCTTGCATGGTGACGGTGAGGTCGTAGGCAGGCAGGATTGACCCGCCAATGTCGATCACGGTTGGTCGGCCCCCAGTCACGGCCACGTTTTTGGCTAGCAACATGGCGCAAATGTTGAGCAGGGATCGCTGAGCATCCAAGTTGGCTGGGCCAAGCGTCAGCACCTTGACGGGGAACGTCAATTTAACGATGTTGTAGTTCCAGCTCTCCCACGACGGCGCGTCAATAAACGCGCATGGCGGGACGATGTTTCGGGGATCGTTGACGACCTGTAGCCCTGTGATGGTTTGCAGGGTTGCGGTCAGGTCGTCGATGGCCTCGTTGAACAGGTCGGTGTATGCGGGTACGGGCATTAGGCCACCTGTGGGCGGTCAATCCCCAACAGCTGCTTTACCATGCCCGATAGGCCGACAACTGGGGCGGTTGCCATGCCGTCAAATGACGCAAACTGATCCATTGAGCCGCGCTGACGGTACAAAGCGCCCCCGTACATGATTGTGCCCAAAGTGACGTCGCTTGATGGGCTGGTGCTGACGCTGTCAATGTATCCGGCTTCTTGGCGGCGTCGATAGCAGAACTGGTTTGCAGCTGCGGCGCATTGCGTCAAAAACGCTGCGTCGCCTGCGGTTGCCGTGCCGATACCTAGCCAATCCTCGATGTTGGTGGCGGTGATCCAGGTGCAGACTGGCGTGTATGCGACCGTCCCGGTGGATGCAATGCGCTCGACGTTGCTGGCGGTCTTGGCGTACAGGACTTGATTTTGGATTGGTACCTGATAGTCGTACAGCAGGTCGCCTTCGGTGTCGGTGCCGATGTACAGGTATTGCGGGAGCGCGTAGACGGTGTATGAGCCGTTGAATGTTGCGTCGACGCCTGTGACGGTGATTGCGCCGCCTACAACTACCTCTGAGGGTGTGAGGAGCTGTAGGACGGCGTAATCGTCCAGCAAATACTTATGGGTGACCGTGTAATTGGCCATGGTGTAGGCCTCCTACCCGGTTCAGTTGACGACGATGTACTTGACCTGATCGGCGTCTGCGATGAAAGTTGCGACGTACCCGTAGTACGAGAACGTGCGTCCGAGGGTGCCAGGCACTTCGACCGACATCAGGCCGCGTACCTGCTCGTAAAACTCGATCGCCTGGCCGCGGGCAACGTAGAGGGTGCCTGCTGCAAAGTTGCGGTCTGCGACGAGGTTGAGGCCGAACGGGTTGAACGTGTTGGCGACCGTGATGTTTGCGGTGCCAAGTCCGTTGACGCCCATGAGGCCTGCTGCGCCTGCGTACGGGAAGATCGGGCGCTTGTCTCCGTCGAGCTGGCTGCCGAGCTTCTGCCATACGTCCGGCGACACGAACAGGTGGTCGGGCAGGAAGTTTGTGGCGTTGAGGATGTCGGTGGCTGCGTCGTACAGCGCGGAGATCAACGAGGACGGGTCGTTTGCGGTGACCGTCCAGGTTGCGCCTGATGCTGATGCGCCGTTGCTAATTGCGTCTGCGGCGATGTTGTCCGAGGCAAGCATGTACTGGCCAGCGAGGTCGCGAAGGATAATTTCCATTGCGGCGGGTGACGTAAAGTCAATGTCCTGAATTGAGAGGCTGACCTGCCCACTCAGAGTCGTTTTGGTGACGACATTTGAGGCAATCGTGGGGGTAGTTGCTGACACGCTTGTCAATTCAGTTGACTGGGTTGCTACCGACGGGTGGGTCGTCCATGTGGGGCGCACGAACGTCTTTTGATTGCCACCATCAGGCATGGCGCGAGCGCCAACAGCTGCGACGACTGGGCGGATGTAGTTCAAGTCCTGGAAGACCGGGCCGAGAACTGGCACGGGCAAGAGACCTGGGGTGTCGGTGGTGAGCGTGTCACCTGCGGCTGCCTGCAACGCGGTCTGACGCGACTTGGCGGCTTCGACGAATGCTTCGTTGACCTTGCGGAACGTGT